CTTGTAGGTGTCGCCGTCGATCACGGTCACGGTGTACGTGTCGTTGTAGCTCGTGGTGCCGCTTTGGGTCACCGAGTCTCCAGTGGACAACAGGTGACGAGCGCTTGTTATTGAGATCTCACCACCACCGAGGTCGGCAACAGCGGTGATCGAACCTGACTTGGACTGCTCTGGAGTCTTCCAGCCAGCGTCGTAGGTCACCAAGTAAAGTGGATCCTCAGAACCGGGGTACCTGTCTCTGGCGATGTTCTTGATCTGCATCGCGGGCCAGTACCAGCCGCCAGAGTTGTAGATGACCCCCGCGTTGGCGAAATCGTAACCGACGCACTTATAATCACCACTTGAGACGGTGGCGCCGTCATAGGTGATTGAGTCAATGCCGGTGACAGGGCGCCTTGATACCTGGAGGTTAGTGGTACCGAAAGCCTTTACATATTCGGCGATCGCCTCCTCGTAGTAGAATGTTCGGTTACAGTAGCGCTTGATCCTGGCGCTGACAGATTCGATCAACCGGGTAAGGAAGTCATCTTCATCACCGGCAGTAATGCCCAACGCCTGTTCGCATGCCACGATTGTCGTTAGTGCATCGCTGCTCAGTGTCATGTCCTGACCTCATAGCCGGCTCGTCACGGTCGTTACTTCCGCTTGCCTCTTTTTGACACCTTGCTGATCAAACCTTCATCTTCGACGGTCTTCTCCTCAGATGCCTCGGGATCTTTGCTCATCTTTACAGGCTCGGTCGTCTTGGGACCTCCGCCCTTCACAACCCCGGCGCGCTCCAGAAACGCACCCGCCCTGTCTAAGATGCCTGTTCTGGTGACAAGCGGTCTCTTGTTGCCTTTGTTGTCCACGGTGAGCATTCCTTCGAGCTTCTTGGCCACGTGCGGCTCAAAGCCTGCCACGTCGCCGGGGTAGTACTTTGTCCAGTTGCCGTTGAACCGAACCACGATTTTTTGAATGTCATCAGACACAGGTGTCTCCTTTGGGTGCGGGGACCGGACTCGAACCGGCGATCTCTTGGGTATGGGCCAAGCGTGTTGCCACTACACCACCCCGCGTCATGGGTTTTTGGACTCAGCAATCAATGTTGCGATGTTGCCCTTTTCACTTTCCATTTTCTTGGTGAGCCGCTCTTCTTCTTTCGTGTCCATCCCTGCAGCCTTCTTCTTTTCCAAGCGGTCCTGCACCTTCACGATCTGAAGGTTGTAGGCAATGTTCGAAGCATTGATCTTAGCCTTGCGCCTTTCATCAAGGCTGTCATGCTCGACTTGCTTCTTGCTCTTTTTAAGCTGCTCCAGCTCTTCAGACAGCACCAGCTCCGCAGCGCCACATGAAACTATGTCGCTCGCAAGCTCTGGTTCAAAGCCCGCAATCTCACCGGCGTTGTATGCACGCCAACTTCGGTTGAACTTCACAGGGATCAACATGACCACTCCTTATGGCTGCCTATTAGGTCGGTTCAGTCGTTTCCTCGTAGCCAGCTGCCGCAAACGTCGAGCTGGGCTCCTGCAGCATGCCACCGAAGATCACGAACACGGTGCCGCTTTGATCAGCGATCGTGATGGTCCCAGCTTCGGTCAACTTCACCTTGGCACGCAGGTACCGGTTGGCCTCCTTGAGGTTCACCGGCAACACGTGCACGCCATGGTTGGCTCCGTCAGCCACCCAGGTATACTCATAGGTGTCGCTGTCGTAGACCGCCTCAGTCGAGCAATCGCTTGCCGTGTCGTCAAACAGCGCCAAGGTCAAGGTGTTCTTCCCGCCTGACGCGCCCGAGCTTGACGTAAACGCAACAGCCGCCACCACGATGCAGCTCTGCGGGTTGCGCATGGCAGCCGCGAGCCGATCGTAGATCTCGGACACAATGTACGTGGCGTCCGTCATGGTCTGAGGCTTGGCCCCTTGCCGAACCAGAAGGTTTGCGCCGATGTTTTCTTTTGGAGTGATCATTTTCTTTTCTCCTCGGGGCTAGCCCCGTGTTCTCATTTCTTTTGTCAAGCCTGCCTGCTATCAGGTGCCGTACTTGACGGTGTTGATGACTGCGATCTCCTGCCCTCGTTGCTGACACCCAAGGTCGTGATGGGCTAGCAACCGGATCACCGTCTGGTTTTGGGAGATTCCACTGATCACGCTGGAGCCGTCGTACCAGGCGCCCCCTGGGAAGACCGCCATCTCCAAGTTCTCGTTCTCGCCGAGAACCATGGTCGGGAAGCTCACGAAGTAGATCTCCGACTCATTGGTTCCTGAACCAAGGTTATCCGGGATCTGAGAGGTGACCGCATAGGGGAAGCCTTCGATCGTGCCCTTGTCCATCTCATCGCGCCACACCCGGTTGCTGTTGGCGTCAGTTGCCTGATGCAAGTAGCGGTAGGTGCGTGAGCTGATGAGCCAGCCTGCACCATCCAAATCTACATCCAAGGCCATCAGCTTGTCGATGGCCTTGCCGAGGTCCGTGGTTACGTTCGCCACGTTGATCGTACCGTTGGCCGCAAACTGATTGGCGCTGATGCCCTGGTAAAGCATGCCGGTCGGCTCATTGGCGGTGCCAAGCGAGCGGATGAACGTTACGTCTTCCTTGCGGCGGGCTACGCGGATCAAGTGGTTCTTGATCGCGGCATCGACCTTCGGGCCGCCGTTCATCAACAAGCTGTTGCTGATCGGGCAGAGCACCGCCAAGGTCTTGTCAGACAACTGGAGCTGCGCGGTTGTCGGGTTGCTCGCTGTGATGTTCGAGTTCTCGCCCACGTAGTAGGCGGTCGCCGAGCTGTCGATGTACGGCAGGGTCAACGATCCGGTGTTCATCGGCATCACGGTCAGGCCCATCTTGCGGACAACAGCCTTGGCGCCAAGCTCCTCGATGATCTCCGCACCGAACTCCGTCGGAAGCAGCGCCCCGCCATCGGCAAGCACCTGTGAAGCCATGACCTTCTCCCAGGCTTCCGCGATCTTGGTGTCACCGCAACCGTGGGCCAGGTCAATCGCGGCTTCGACGTTGCCGTTGGTCCGGTACAGGTACCGGAAGCAACGAGCGGCGCTGTGACCTCTCGGCAGCGCCTCGTCACCATTGCCTTGAATCGGCCGTGGCGCGCCGTTGGCGATTTGGTTTGCGTACTTGCGCTTGGGCGTCTCGTTGAGCTTGGCCAACCGCTCCTCGATCACGTCGGCCACTTCGCCTCGGATCAGCTTGCGGACCAGCTCCAAATTCGCCTTCTGCTCCGGCGCGACTTCTGGTGTGTTCTCTACTGGCATTTGAATCCTCCTAGTCCGGCAGCTGTCCTTTCAGCTGACGTAATGTTGAGTCGACCAGGCCCGAGATCTCCTCGCGGATGACCTTGAGCATCTCTGGATCGGCCAAATCAATTTCCACTTCATCAGGGCGCTGGGCCCTTGTTTCGGTCTTTGGGTTTTCTGACGGCTGTAGAGCTTCGAGCTTCTTTGTCAGCTCGTCGACGCGCTTGTCCAACTTGAGCACCAGCTCGGCGATCTTGTTAAACGTCTCTTCTACCTGAGAAGCATCGATCGTCATTGTGACGTCAGGTTTGCTCTTCTCCCCAGCTGCTTCTTGTGCAACCGGGGGCTCAGGCTCTTGCGCTGCCGGTGGGTTTGCGGGCACCTGCACGGCTGGTGCCTTGATGACCTTCCACGCTGCCTCCAGCAGGTCCTTTTCCACCACAACAAGATCAGACCCCTTGTCCAGAACCTCTTCTGCCCAGGAGACAAACGGGTCGACATCAATGCCGTGCGCCTTTGCGTCGACAAGCGCCTCGGGGTTTGCAGGGACAGGAACTACGCTCCACTCAAGCAACTCCAGCTTCTCGAAGTCATAGCCGTAGCGTGCGGTGTCGTCGATGATCTTCCACTCCTTAGGTAGAAACCCGACACTGGAGCTGCGAAGCGCACCGAACTCAATCAACTGATGGACCATGAACCCCGTCGGGTTGATCTCGGCCGGCGTGAACTTTGCCCGGCTTTTCAGCGCGTCGCCTTCTTGCCAGGTGGCCATCGGCGCCGCGATTACATGATGCGGCGTGGTTCGTGAGTCATGTCCCCAAAGCACGGAGCCGCCCTTTTGGAAGTTGTTCAACTCCCAGTTCGGCAACAGCCGATCGCCTTCACGATCGACGGTCGGCGTGCTGATCGTGAAGGTCTTGATCAGCTTCTCCAGGTCGCCTTCTTCCTTGTGCACCTGGAAAGGTTCCGCACGACAAACCACCAAATCTTTCGGAAGTGCATCACCTGGTTTGAATTGTTCCCTGAATTGCTTCGTCGAAATTTTCGTCTTTGCCACAGCAAAACCCCTTCTCGGGTTTTGCCTGCTGCCCTTGCACAGCTTCTCCCGTAGGATCGACTGGGGCACTTGGGCGTGGCCACGACTATTGACAGGCGTCTACAACTATTGTTTTCGATAAATCGCGGGTAAAGTCAAGTAGTGTAATGCACACGCTTCTCGACTTCACCTGGTTTCGAAGTGATTGCCGTGACAAAAACCGCGTTTAACGTCTTTGTTTCGCCTGATACTACGCTTTTGCACCGATGACAGCGGAAGTCGAATTCGCCTTCCAGTCGCTCAGAAAGTTTCTTCCCACAGCGCGGGCAGTACAATTCAGAACCCATTTAGAACTTCCAAGCCACAAAAACGAGCAAGCCAAGCAGCAAGAAATACATTACCCACATGAGCACGTCGTGGGCCATCACTCACCCAGCACCGCGCGCAGCGTCTTGAGCACCGCAGTCTCTTGCGCGGCGAACGCCTTTCTGACCCCGGTGATGATCTGATTCTCCCATGGGGTAATCCCTTTGTCGAACTTGTTCCAGATGGTCAAGAGCTGCGCTTCAGAGAACTCGTTATCCACAACGGCAATGATCGTACAACGCTCGTTGCAATCATCCGCCGGATCTCCTGTTTCGCCAGGATACATAGTCCTATTTCCGTTTGGTAGCACAAACTCTTGATCAAGCGCGACAGTGACACCGTTCATTGCGATATGATCATCCCTCACACGATCGTCAGGTGTAGCCACCCAGGTTTTTTTCTGCACCACCTTGCTCTGTGTGTAGGCGTTCCAGGTGGTGAAGTTGCTCGACCGGGGAACCTCGGTGCGCGCGATCAGACGTGCACGCGCGTCACTTGCCTGGCTAAACACCGCCTGGATCCGGCGCGCCATCTTCTTCGGGTCGTCACCATCAACGATGCCGTCATGGATCGCCGAGCGGATCGCGTCCTTGGTCGTGTTGTTTATGCCGTCAAGGCGCTTCAAGGAAAAATTCTCAAGGTGCGTCACAACCTGTGGGTTGACCATGCTGAACGACATCTCCAACCCCAGCTCTGCCAGCTTCTCCGTCCCCCATTTTTCCATGCTCTCGATCATGATCGGGTCGAGGCGCTCCTGCAGCTCGTTCACCTTTGCGGCCTCCGCAATGATCTCCTGGAGGCCCTCCTTCACGGGGAGCAACCCCCGAACTGCCCTGCCAGGAAGTGCGGCCCCTTGCGGCTCTTGCTGCACCTGCTGCCCCGGCTTCACCTCCATAAGGTTGAACGGCACAAGGTGCACGTTGTCCACGTCGCCACGATCCTCTAGGCCCTGCAGCTTGCGCCACTCGGCACGGGTGCCGGCCCACGGCGCGGCCTGCATCGCCTCCAGCTGGTAGTCATCATCCTCCGGGATCGGGTTGATGTAGTCCAGCACAAGCCTATCATCGTACCTCGGCACGAGCTGCCGTTGCGATTCGGCCCTGATGATCTCCATGCGCGGGACCACAACCTCGCGCGCCAAGATGTTCAGCGCCTCCTTCGAGGTTGCGCGGTTGCTGCTCTCGATCAACCCGATGATCTCCGGCGGCACACCAAACGTTGTCACAAAGGCGTTGCGCTCCCAGCTGCGCAGCTCCATGATCTCCATGTCAGCGAACTTCTGCTGCAGCTGCTGGACCGTCACCTTGTGTGATGCCCACATGGTGCGATGAGCCTTCTGGTACCCACGGAACTTGTCTTCGTACTTCGCCTTTGCAGCATCAACCGAGTCTTGGTTTGCGCCCTCCAGCGAGATGATCGCGTCCGGGATCCCCTTGTTGAAGAAGATATTCTTTGCCACCTTTGCGGCGTACTCGTCTGTGTCAATCTCGTCCATGAGCGCCTCGCCATACCCGGTGCCGCGCCCGTACGGGTTGGACGGATCAAGGTCGCGGATCCACACCATGTTCTTCGACGGGATCTTGTAGCGGCTACGGTACATCATGACCTCAAAGTAGTCAGCATCTTGCCGTGGCAGCTCCTGCACCCAGTGCGGCGGGATCGGCCAAAGCTCCGACGGCACACCTAGCGCGCTCTCCTCGATCATCCAGAAGATCTCACCTTTCAAATCAAACGAGATGCTCGAAACCTTTCGCGCAGCGACTCCAGACATAGAAGGGTTGAAAGTAGCAAGGAGATCAAGCAAAGGATGATCGTCGACTTCGCGGACAGCCCCTTGCTTCTCGAACTGCCTGTAGAGCCTTTGCCTTGTGAACACTTCCGACGTTTGTAGCGCAACATTCTTCACCGCCTTGCCGCTCTTGTTCGTCTTGTAGTACAAGCGCCACGGCACCGCTGACACGTGCTGCGCGATCTTGCCAACTACGCTACGCAACCACGGGCTCTTGCTGTACGCCTTGAACAGCTCAGTGGTTCCGTGCCTGGGTGCCCCAAAGCCTTTCACCATGTAACTGCCAGCCACCTCTTGCACAAGGGACTTCCCGCCGATCCACATGGCCAGTCTTGATCTCATGCCCATTTTGGCACCTCCTGCCCGTCCGTTGTCTCACAAGCGACGGCGAAAATACACCCCTTCAGGCATTGCCTGCTTTCTGCATCCTTGCCTTCATGTCGGCCGTCAAGATCTCGCCGTCGATCAGCGACACCTCTACCTTCTGCCAAAGGTTGCGCACCAGGTCAGAGCATGCGTAGATCTTGTTGTTCTCCTCGACGTACCCGTGGCCTGCATCAAAGAAGGCCTTCTTCACCTTGTCGAGATCCGTGTTCGTAGGCCGGCGCGCATCTATCCGTGAAACTGCAGCATGCCTCGTGACCTCACCTTTGTTCGGCTGGAACATCTGAAACGAAACTACAAGCTTGCCGTCGGTGTACAACGCAAACGGATCTTCGTACCCGGCGTAGCGCCACTCAGCTGGCAGGTTCATGATTCAAGCTCCTTCAACGCTTTTTCAAATCGCTTCAACGCGGGGTGGTGCCGCCCGCCGTGGCAGCAGTAGCACCCGGTGCCCCAGGTACCGCCACAGTCCGGGTTGCAGCACTCCTGCCGGAGGATCCCGTGCAGGTGCGGCGGCGCCTCACGCAGCGCCTTCGCCACGAGCTTTGCGGCGGTGACAAAAGCCGCGCCTCTTTCTGCCATCTCCCAAACGCTGCTCATTCCGGCACGCCCTCCACGTAGATCCTGAACATGATCGACTCGCCGTTGAACTTCTGCTCCTCGAACTCCTCTGTCCGAAAGAACGCGCGGATCTCGGTGTTGGTCGGCAGCGACACCTCTCCGTTGTCGCCCTTTTGCTTTTTGAACTCAGTGCGCTTAGTCGGCATGTGGATCGCGATGGACTTGTCCATGGGGATCTGCGGAAGGTACCTTCGGCACTCGCACCGCGTGAGCAGCATCACTGGACCGACCTCCAAATCTTTGTCTCCGACTTTCATTTTTTCCTCTTTAGGTTTTTGAGCGGTACACGTTTGCCGCACTTTGAGCAGTACCACTCTGGTGACCTTGCAAGCTGACGCGCGGTCATGAGCCGGCCGCAGCACCTGGGCGTGATGTAGATCGTCGGCTTTTGGGGTTCATATATCATCCCCATGGTGTGCCGTCCGGGTTTGTCCTTACATTCTGCTTGCATTCTATTCGTTCCTCTATCTTGTACCGGCCTTGCGGCTTCTTGATGTTGTGCTCCACGATCACCGAAACGTCTTTACCTGGGGCGTTCCTTCTAGTGCCGCAATTAGAGCAGCGCCAGCCGCCAACGAAAACGAATTGGCAGCTGCTGCACCTCCACTCACGTGGGCGGGGCATCCTTCAACCCGTACATTGGGTCGGCAAAAATCGACCCGCACTTGTTGCACCGGCACCTTGCCCCGAACGGCCCTTGAAACAGATCGAAGCTGTTGTGCTCGCCGTGGTACGGGCAGTCCAGCACGCTGCCTTTGCCGGTGTAGTAGACTAGCTTGGCCTGCTGCCCTGTCCAATCTTTGCCCGAGAAAACCAAATCGCTCATCTTCAGCCCCCTCTGCGTCCGGCGAATATACTCATTGAGAGCCAAAAAAGAAACAAAACAATTGCGTCCCCGCACCATTACCTGGGTGTGTATTCGACATCGAACCCGAGCAGGTTTACAGCAAACAGCAGCGCGATCGGAAGCGAGCAGAAGAACATGCCGGTGAGCAGGATCGCTGTCGTGCTCGGCTTCTTTCGTATCGGCATCATGACGATACGCACGAGCAGACCAGCTCCCTGGCCTTGCCGTCCTTCACGTAGGTTGACTTTACGACCCCGGTGCCGTGGCACATGCGACACTTTTTGTCAGCTGCCTTCAGGTCGTGCTCCTTCGTCAGGAACTGCAGGCCGACACCACCTGGCCGCTGCCTTTCGCTCTGGGCCGGCCCCGGTTTGTTGCCTCTTGTGTTGAAGCCTGCACGTCGCTGACTCTTCATGCGCTTGATCATCGATCGGATCCCGCTGCTCATCTCTTGCTCTCCTGAAAATGAGGTTGGTGCGGTAGGAACACTCAGGGGTTTGACCATAGCAACCGCACCCAACCTCGGCCCGCCGAATTGCGGACGCTATTTTAACCGCAGGCGGGCTTTTCCCGCCATGGCTTTCTCCTACGCAAAATAGATCACTTTGTTTTTGATTATTGGCTCTAAAGCGTAGCGCACAGCATCCCATACATGATTGTGTCTGTCCACAGGTACTGGAAGCACATCACCTGACAACTTGTCAAGCTTCCATGAATACAACCTGGCCTCGTCGATTGCGTGCGTGCAGCGAGGATGGATCACTATCCGCTTGTAGCCACGCAAGTGCGCAATGCCGTCGGCCACGCTGCCTTGACCTTTCTCTGCTGCCACCATGTTGACGTAGCCGTGCCTGTTCATGTGGGAGATTGTTTCGGGGCGCGCGTTGTCCGCCCTGCTCGTGTGCTCCCTGCCGCCTGGCACCGAGTCAAAAAGCGTCGGTAGCTCGTCGTTGTCGACACCCACGCCGTAAGCTTCATGCTCGATCCAAAGCTCTCGCTCCAGATCTCTGGGATCCCCTGTAACCCAAAGCTTGACCATGACTGCAGGATCTTTGGCAAAACCCCAATCCACCCCGAAGTAGGGGCCGTGCCAGTCTTCAGCAGGCTCGAACGATTCAATCGCGCACTTGTCATAGAAGATCTGGGCCTTGCTCAGCTCCAGTGTTTCCCCACCCCACACATGATCCGCAGCTTCTTTGTCTGTCGCATAAGCGTGGTCCTTCTCCTTCTCCAAGGTCTTCGGCAACCATCGGTTGTGCTCCCATCCTATCTTGATCGAGAAGGAGTCTGGCGGTGGATCTTGAATGAACTTTTTGTGCGTCGAGTCGGTCTTGTAGCGGGGGTTGAAGCTGATCCAAATCTCTGAGCCTTCCTTGCGGATCGTCGGTATCAGTATGTCCCAGCTCTCCTTGCTGACTGTCTCCGCCTCCTCGACCCACACAAGATCAACGCCCTCCATCGACTTGATCTTTGAGACGTTGTGGTGCAAACCGGTGAAGATGAATTCCGATCCCGTGTTGGTGCAACGGATCATGTTCTTCTTGATGTCAAAGATCCTGCTGTAGCCTATGGCTTCGATCTGATCTGCAAGCAGCCTGTGCACCGAATCGCTGATGGACTTCTGGTATTCACGTGCGCAGAGGATGCGCCGCTGATACCGCTGAGCTATGACCAAGAGGCAACGCGCGATGCTCCAAGACTTGCCGCCACCTCGACCTCCGTAGACGATCTTATAGCGGTACGGCTTGAACAACTCACCAAGCTCTTCGATGATCTCAGCTCTTGCCCTTATTTGCCTTGTCACTCTTGACGAATACCACTTCTGTCAGCACTGGCACAACCTCTCCATCGGGACCTGCCAGCCGGTTCTCGTTCAGTTCGTTCGGCATGTCACGGCTCAAGCGCTCCAGCTTGGTGCCTGCCTCAACCAATCGGATGATGTCGCTCACGTTCGTGATCGGCTGTCGGATCCTACCGTCCCTTGTTGCGTTCGCATCCACAAACTTGATCCGCTTGACCAAGGCCTGCAGCTCCAACGTCGCCGCCTCCTGCAGACCTAGTGACAGCTGGATCTGGCGCCTGACCATCTTCTGCGCTTCGTTAAGCTCCGCCGCTCGAATGCGCCGGTCGACCTCGTTGTCCCATGCTACAACCCGCTCGTGCCATCGGTTGCGCGTGCACATGGTCTCCAACGTGTGCGTGTTCTTGTCGAGGATCTCTGCCACCTTGTGGGTGGAGCGCTCCGGCATGTCGCGATAGATTACAAACGCCTCAAAGGATGAGAGTGGTTCGCGAATCTGACGCTCCCACGGTAGCGGGTCCCTTCGCTTTCGGCTATAGACCATGCGACCGCTAGGGGTCTTCGCCTTGCCTCGTGTTCCCATACTGTAATCACCTTCCAGCCCATCGATAATAACCTGTTGCGCACCATCCTGTCACGTGCCTTTGTGCGCTGCAGCTTGTGGCGCCAGAACTGCTGCCGGGTCTTTGGCTCCCGGTAGTGCAACGGGCACCC